CAGAAAACATCGACCGCCTTTTGATTCTCCGGCCATACTTCAATGGTCGCCGCTTCGTCGGCCTCGGCCCGCGTAAGTCCGAGCCACGAGAGGTCTTCGTCCGTCTGCTCGGGCGTGAAGATCGCCCGAGAGACGTCCCTTAGTTTCCCAGGGCGGCCGGCGTCAGCGCGACGGAGTAATCATCGAGCACGATCTTTCGGATCTGCTTGTTGTGCTTGTTGACGAGTTCGCGCACGTTGTCGCGGGTGAACGGCTCATCCAAGTCCCAACCGACGACGAACTCCATGATGATGTCCGTGTCCCAATCGCAGACCTTGCGCGCGTACTCGGTCATGTGGCCGGCGATTGCCGACCGCTCCTCGTCGCTATATTGCTCGTCTTCTTTCAATTCCCGGACGGCTGGAAACTCCGGCGGCTTGAGACCCGCCAGCCAGTTCGAGAACTCCTGCATCTCTTCTCGCGTGCGGTACTTGTAGGTCAACGTCAGGTCGGCCGTTCCGCCCGCTGCGGTCGGCACCTTGATCTTTCGCTGAAACGTGGGATCGGGATTCAGCTTGAGCTTTGCCATTCATGCCTCCAGAGAATGAAACGGGCCGGATTGTTAACCCGGCCCGCCCATCTCCGGGGATTACGCTTCGTAGCGGATGTGATACGGCGCTGCGTAGGACAGCGTCAGCGGAACCTTCTGGTTCTCGTTGATCGTGAACGTCGGCTCGCCGTCGTATCCGACGAAGAAGCTGTAGTACAGCACCGCGCCCGAAGGCAGCGTCGCCTTGAACACGTGGACAGTGCCATCCTCGCTCGCCTCGATCAACGCGGCGTGCCACGCGAGCGCCGGGTCGTAGTCCAGCGTCATCGATAGCGAGCGTGCGTTCTTGAACGTCGGGCGCTGGCGCTGGCGACCGTCTTCCAGGTACACCCAGTTGTAGAACTGCTGCTCGCCGCCCGAGGACTGCACGTCGGTAACCTGCGAGAGCGCGATGAAGTCCGTCACCTCTTGCGCCGTGCCCACGCCGAAGCCGCTCGGGTAGATCGACGTGCTCGTCGTGTCGATGCCCTCCAGTTCGAAGGTGTTCGTGTCTTCGTCGTCCACGCGCACGACGCGCTGGTCAAGCCGCGAAGGCATATTCAGGAGCAGGATGTCGCCGGAGCTCAATCCGTGGGTCGTCGAGGTCGCGACGCCGGGATCGGCGTTCGTAATCCCGGTGATGGTTTTCGGCGAACCATAGGTCGTGCCGATCGAAAAAACGGTGCCATTCGGAAATGAAGAGGACATGACTTTCCTTTCAGAAATGAAAAAGCGCCCGAAGGCGCCGATTGATTTCTGCGAGGCGTCATGACCGAATCGCTTCCGGCCCGCGAGGCAGGGTTACTTCTGTTGCGGGTGCTTCTGTTCCTTTGGATCTTGAGCGTTGAGCCACTTTTCCCAAGCCTTCAGAACGCCCTTGAGCATTCGTATGAGCATGGTGTGAAGCTCTGTTGTTGCCTTATCCAAGCGCGAGACTCCGAAGAGCGAGGCGTTAATGCTTAACCGTTTAAAGTGAAATCCTGGCGCGTTCCGTACAGTCCGGTGTCTTCCTCGTAGACCGCGACGAAACTGCCGTGGATGAATGTGGCGACCGGGCGCAGCGCGTTCTCGACTTGACCAGCCATGGCATTCGCCTGGTCCCTCGTGGCAGCCCACACGTTCACCTGCTTGCGTGCCGCCCGTTTGTCCGGGATCGTCGCGCGGTCCAGATAGTTGATGCTCTTGGCACCACCGACGTCGAAATACGTGATGCGCGGCAGCCCAGCTCCCTTGGGCGCGAGATCCTGATAGACCTCGGCTAGCGGCGAAAGCGCGGTGTAGAGATCGGTGTCGACCGACACGCTAGTCCTTCATCGCCTGCACGCCCTGCCGGAGCGCATCGTCGAGCTTGGCGAGCGAGGGGCGAATGAACGGCTGGGCGAGCATTTTCGAGGTGCCGAACTCGAGAAAGCGCCAATAGAAAGCGCCCCTATTCCGCACGGCGACGTAATAGACTTTCTCCGCGCCGGTCGATCGCTCCGGGATGTACGCGCGATAGACGGCCTCTTCCAGATCTCCGGACTGCCGATCGGGCGCCTCCGGGCCGCCCTTGGTTGCGTTGAGCCGCACTTCCTCGGCCATCACTTCAGCAGCCTTCGCCACACCGCGCAGCATCTTCTCTTGTCGAATGCGCGCCTCGAAGCGGTCGAGCGCTTGCTCGAGGTTGACCGTTGAGGACATGCGGGTGCCGATGTCAATCACTGTTTAGCGTCCATCTCGCGGAGAGCGGCGAGCAGCTTCGCCACGCTGCCGCCGACCCGTATCCGCAACACCTTCTTTCTGCCGACGCGGATGTGTTCGGCGTCGAATGCCCTTTCGCGTCCGGTCACAACGTCTGTAACCATGCGCTTGATCTTGCGCGGCACGGGATCGAGGCCAGACAACCGCCGTCTGATCTCGCTCAATACACGGCGCGCGTGACGTTGGTCGAATACGGCGTTTACAAGTCCGCTAGTCACTGCGTACCTCGCTCAATGGAAAGATGCAGTACTCGTTCCCAGACCGCGGATCCAGCAACGGCCCGCCCTCGATGTTGTAAGTGCGGTCGCCAAACAACAATCGCATCGATTGCTCGACCCCTGTTGCATCACGGGAACGCATCGTCCACGACGCGTTGACCTTGGAATTCGTCACGCCGGCCTCAACGAACTCGCGCACGGTGGCCGTCTTGAAGTGCCCCCACGGATGCGCGTATACGCTCCAGGTTTCCGTCCGCGCGCCGGTCGTCCCCGGATTCGAGACCGTGACTTGCTCGATGCGTGCGCGGTGCGGGAGGTACATGCGTCAGACACCCATCCGGATGTCGAACGCGTCGAGCAGGCCGTCGATATACGGCAGCGCGTTCGCCTGCCCCTGCAGCAACCCAGCCGGGTTATCGAACGACGCAGCCACCTGAGCCGCAATCCACTGGCGCAACTCGGCCGGCACACTCGCGCCGGTGTCGCCGTATCCCACGAGCACGCGCACGACGACCGCCTGCGCCACGGCCTGCGTACTCGGCCAGCTCTCGCCGTAGGCAGGAAGCAACCACGCCGTCAGCGTGTCCTTGTCGAGCACGTACTGATCCGAATCCATCACCTGCGGGTTGCCGTCCTCGTCGATGTAGGTGACCGAGACCACCGACTGCACCGGCATGATGTCGAGCTTGAGCTCGTTGCACGGGAAGGCGTCAATCACTTGTTCCCACGTCTGCGAGATGAGCCTGCGGCCGGTGCGGCTTTCGGCAACACCGCGCGCGGCGCTGATCATCATCGAGAGCATCGGATCAAGCGTCGTGTTCGTCGACGGCGCGCCGGCACCGAGGCTCGCATCCGCGATGTTGTCGAGATAGGTCGTCGTCGTGTTGTCCGCGAGCGTTGCGAGTAGGAGATACGTCGATCCGCCCGCTGTCGTGCGATAGAGCTTGCGCGAGGTCACAAGCGCGCCGCCCAGCGGAATCGCGGATAGCTGCACTTTGCCGTTGATCGTCTTGTCGGCAACGGTTACTGCCGCTGACACGACGCCCGCCTGCGTCTCTCCGTCGCTTGTGGTAAACGTGCACAAATATCGGTGCACGCCGTTGTCGACGTTGCCGGCAGCCGCAGGCGAAGCGAGCGCAACGGTGATCGCGCTCGGCGCCGGTTCCTGAGAGGTCGACGTGATCCGCGCCCATGCCATCGCTTCAGCGACAGTGACGGGATCAACGGAGGGCGGTGTAACGATTCGAAGCGTCATACCTTGCGCGTTCCGATGGAGATTTGTCCAGGTCTGCGTTCGTTGGTCGATGCGCTTCTCTCGCCCGTGGAGAGCACGGGGTTCGTACGCGCTCGGCCCCTTGGTACGGTGAAGGTCACCGACCCGACTTCGCCGAGCGCAGCGACGCCGGTCAATGCCACTGTACCGTCGTGCGTCTCGGTGATCGTCCCGACGGCACCGGCTGCCGACACCCCGGGCAACATGACCGATATTCCCGGCACCGGAACACCGACATTGCCGGTCGCTGATACCCCGGAGAGCGCAACCGTGATGCTGACGCCAACCGTGCCAGGTTGCCCTGTCGCCCCGACGCCGGATAGCGTGACCGTTGCGGGGCCGGTGCCGGTGACGCTGCCGACTTGCCCTATCGCCTCGACGCCAGACAGTGCAACCGCGCGCGAGGTCGTGATTGAGTCGACCGCGGCCGTAATCGCGTTACCGGAGATCGCAACGGATGTCGCCGGCGACAAGCTGCCGACCTGGCCGGTTGCGGCCGTGCCGGTGATCGTGACGGTGCCGTCGTGCGTCTCGCCGACGGTTCCGACTTCGCCCGTAGCGCCAGCGCCAGAGAGCGTCACGGTGGTGGACGGTGAGACGGTCCCGATAGCCGGCGTCGACGTTGCCCCGGTGAGCGCCACATCCAGGCTTACGCTCACGCTGCCCGCGGCCCCGGTGCTCGCTTCCCCGGTGATCGTGACCGAGGTGGACGGTGTCACGTTCCCGACCGAGAGCGTGGCCGCCACACCGGACAGCGCTACATCGACATCTCCGTTGCCGCTCTGCGAGGCCGTGACGTTGCCGACCTCGCCCGTGGCCGACAGGCCCGACAGGGCGACGGTCAGATCGACGCCGAGCGTGCCAGGGCTCGCGCTCGAGGCCTCGCCGGTCAGCGTGACCGACGTGCTCGGTGCGAGCGATCCGACGCTGGTCGTGCTCGATACGCCCGAAGGTGTGATCAGCAGTTCGGGCGAGAGCGTGCCGACCGCTCCGGTCGACGCAACGCCGGTGAGCGTCGCCGAGCCGTCGTGGCTTTCCGTGACCGTGCCGGCCTCACCCGCCGCAGCGACACCCGTCACCGCGACATCGGTGCTCGGTGTCACCGCGCCCACGGCGCCAGAACCTGCGAGGCCGGTCAGGGCGATGTCGGTGTTGACCGTGACGCTGCCGGTGGCCGCTGTCGATGCGTTGCCGCTGAGCGCGAGCGTCGTGTTCGGCGTCACGGTGCCGACGGCCAGCGTCGACTCGGTGCCAGTCAATGCGAGCGTCGTGTTCGGTGTGACCGTGCCGGCCGCGCTCGTCGACTCGACACCCGTGAGGGCGACGCTGCCGTCATGCGTCTCGGTGACCGTGCCGGCCGCCGCGGCCGATTCGTTGCCGGTGAGCGCGACGCTGGTCGCGGGTGCGAGCGTGCCCGGGCTACCGGCGCCTTCGTTGCCGGTGATCGCCACGTCGAGCGCCGGCGACAGCGTGCCAAGCGAGCCGGTCGACGATGCGCCCGTGAGCTCGATCGATGTGGACGGCGTCAGCGTGCCGACCGAACCGCTCGATGCCTCGCCGACGATCGCAACGCTGGTGTTCGGCGTGACCGAACCGACGTCGGGCGTCGAGAATAGACCGCTGATCGCGAGCGTGAGCGCGACGCCCAGCGTGCCGACCGAGCAGCTCGAGGAAACGCCGGAGAGTTGCACCGTCACGTCGGGCGATGCAGGCGCGAGCGGCAGAAACTGATAGCGCGGCATGCTAGATCGGCCTTGCTAGAGGACCGCAGAGCGGCAGGCGGCGATGCCCCGTGCTTTTCGGGGTGCAATAACCAACCGTTAGCCCATTGAAAGTCGTGCCCGCGAGCGAGAAAGAGCCGTTCGCATACAGTTCGCTCCCTCTGAGATCGCGCGGCCCCACGACGCCGGTCTTGAATTCCAAATACGCGAGCAGTTTGTATCTCAGCTCGGGAAACGCCAGCGGACCCTTCTTCATGAGCGTGTAGAGCACCGCGTCGGTAAGCTGCCCTGGGTCGGATTGAATGTCCCTCGGCGCGACCCAAACAGACTCGCCCCACGTGTTAGCCGCGTCAGCCGCACTGTTCCTAAACAGAAAGTTGTCGGTCAGCCCTGATGTGCTTCTAGTTGTCGTTGTCGAGGCGTGAGTCACTACGCCGGCAGGACTAACCGTTGTCAGCCGACGATTTGACGACGTGATAAACCTGCCAACGACATACCACCATTCATTAGTGCCCGCAGTTCCGGCGGTGATCGTGTTCTCGCCCGCGCCACCAGCGCGTGCGCCAAGCGAAATGACGCCGACATTCGTCACATAAACACTGAAGTAATGATTCGCGTCGCCGCTGTTTTCAGCACCGAACATATTTTGCCCACTGATAGCGCTGATCGAGCGGAAAAGGAACCATCCACCGGCGCTAATTGGATAGGTCGTCTGAAACGGCGTGATCGCCGCCCCCAGCCATCCCGCCGTGCTCATTAGGCACTCTCGAACTTGATCGGGAAATATTGAACCTCGTGATTCGCGGCAGTCGCGTTTAAATTTTGCCCCGTGTTATGCACTTCGTACACACCCCACTGAACTGGGATGACACCGCCATAGGCCTCGGCCTGTGAATACGGCCCCCACTCATAGAGGTGCGAGGTCGTGCCGTCAGTCGGAATCACCGTGAGCAAGCGCATCAGCGTCTTCTCGCCCGTCGGCGAAAAGTTCGCGTCGCTCGCCCCCGCTCCCGCGCTGAAGGTCGCGTCGTCATAGCTGCCGAACGTCCACACCTCGATCTGTCGCGACGCAGTCGGCGATGTGCCAGTTGTCGTCAGCCCGCCGACCAGCGCATCGATCGCGTCGTCGGTATCCTTCTGATCGATCGCAGTGCTCTGCCGACCGGCGATCAAATTCGTGTCACTCGCGAGCCCTGTAAGCGTGATCGTGAGCGTGCCGACGCTGCCGAATAGCGGAGTTGCGGTTGTCATTTGCCGGCCTCCGCGAGCATCGCCGCAGTGGGCTCGTTTCGACAGTAGGGGATGAGGTCATTCCACGGCTTGCCGTCGCTCGTGCGATAGGTGTTGCCGACCAACTCACTCGCGCGCAGCCGCTCGATCGCAACCGCATGCCAGGCACGAGCAAACTCTACGCACTGCTCACGCGTCCATGCCGCCGCGGAGATCTCCCCTTTGTACGTCTTATCGCGGCCATGGTCAGCAAGCATAGCGTTGTACTTGATCGCGCCGTCGAACTCGGAGATCAAACCCTGCAGCATCGGGTGCTCCGGTGGATTCTCCGTCTTGAACATACGGCGGACCTCAGCGCTCGACACCTTGTCATGTGACGGCAAGTAATCTGCAAACGGTCGCTTCATCGTGGCATCCTCATCATCCCTAGGCCCGCGAGCGAGACTGGGCGATTGCGCAGCGCCGCCTTATCGAGCGTATGCGTCGTGATCTCTCGGACGCTGTCGATCTGACCACGCCAGGCGCCGCAACCGCTGTCAAACCCTAGAGCGCGCCGGCCAGCGCAATCATCGCAAATCGTCCGCTCACATTGCTTACAGTGCGCCCGCTCCCGCTGACGAGTCGGGTTAAGCATGACCGAACACTTGCAGTGCGGACACACATAGGCAGGCAAGCGCTTCGTCGTGCGGAGCGCTTGCGGAGCATAGAGCCCAGTATCGAGCAGCAGATAGGGCTCGTCGTTTTTCACGCGACGGTCGCTCCGAAGAACTTGAGCGCCTTCGACAACTCGGCTTGCAACTCGGCGACGAGCTGTGTTGCCTGCGTGTTCAGCGCAGCATTTCGCTCCGCTGTCGACCAGTTCGGGTCATCCGTAAAATTGAACTGCGCCTCGACCACGCTGCCGCTCGCGACCTGGTTCGATTCGGACGAGGAAATCTGGCCTGCGCCGTTGCCGACCGTCATCGACGTTTGATTGCGCCCCGAGTTTTGAATCGCGGTCGACCAGGCAATGCCCGCGGAGTTGTTACCGCCAGGCGTCGGCGAATGCACGACGATCCGATACGTATTAAGGCCGACTGCTTCCATGACGTGAATGCGCATATACCCTCCGGGTTGAGAAGAACCAGCCCCATCGGGGTCACACGATCCGCGTCGTGGTCGTTCCGGCTAGGGCGTCATGATTTGCGAGCGCTGCGCCTATGCCAGCCGAATGAGCGCGGTGCTCGAATCGTTCGTCGGCATGGTCAGCGTAAAAGTCCCCGCGGTAACGGTCTGCGATCCGAACGTATGCACCGACACCGCCTTGTTCGACTGCGTGCTGTTGTAGATCAGCACCGCGTCGAACGAGGTGGAGAGCGTCACTGTCGTGAACACGATCGAGTTGGTCGGCGTGCTGTAGGCCGTCGTTCCAGAGCTCGTCGGAGCGACCCAGTCAGGCGAGCCGGTGAGATCCACGCCGCCCGCGGAATAGTTGGTCCCGGACACCTCTCCCGTTCCGCTGTAGGCCGTGGTGCCGGCGCCGAGCGATGCGCTCGCCAGGTACAGCGCGGCCTTGAACGAATCGGCCGTCGTTGCGCCTCTGGTGACGCTGGTGCCGAGCGCGTGGTGGCCGTTCAGGAGCTCGACCTTGAACGAGGTGCACATCGCCTGGCTGTTGGCCGCGAGGATGAGCCCCTGGCGCGCGAGGATCGCGACCAATACGTTATGGAGAACAGCGCCGATTACCCAAAGAATGCACACCGCAAGCCGGACACGCTTCATGTTTGTAAACTCCTTGTCTTAAGAAAAATTACCGATCTCACCGCTTGCGAGCGTCGCGGTCTTTTTCAACGTCACGTGTACCGAGCGATGCACCGCTCTCGCGGCGGTGTGATCCGAGCGTAGGCGGTACTCGATCCACTCGGCCGATTCGAACTCGTCGTCATGGGAGCCGACCCGCTTCACCAGGTCGGCCTCGTCCATCTGCGTGATAGGCCCGTCGGGATCAAGCTGTACGTTGATCATTCCCATTGTTTGAGGCTCCCCACTTGCTGAAAAACAACTCCCGATTGCGCGTGTAGCCTTGTGCGGGCCAAGCCGCGCGCGCGCCGTCCCTGACGTGCTCGACGACCAGGTCGTCACGGAAAACCGGCATCGCCCCAGCGCGATGCAGGCGCATAACGAAGTCCGGATCGTCGTATCCGCATCCGTCGCGGTAGTCTTCGTCGAAGCCGCCGCAGGCATCCCACAGCGACCGGTGCATCATCGACATGAAGTGATAGTCGAACCCCGGCGGCAGGATCGACCCGACATCGCCGGAGTCGCTGCGCCTATTCGTCGAATGGCAGTGCCAGCGCCTCCCCGCGGCGTGCCAAGCCGCCGCCATGACATATTTCAGCGGCCCATCGGCGAGCTCGTCGCGCATTTGCGCAAGGATCGGACCGCGTGCGTGCATCATGTCCGGACCAGAGAGCGCAATGACGTCGCCTCGCGCTTCCCTGACGCCCGCGTTGATCGGCACGCATGGGTTGAGCGGACGCGATTTGCGTCGCAGCCGAACGACGCGCACCGGGAACGGCATCCCGCTCGGCGCCCGGTACGGCACCGGGTCTCCGTCGTCGACCACGACCAGCTCGAGGTCCAGATCGGCGTAGTGTTTCGCGAGCAGCTCGCAGGAGCGATCCGCAACCGCCTGGCGTTGCCAGTACGGCCACACCATCGAGATCACCGGTGGCGATTCGTATGCCAGAGCCATGGCGTCGCGACTCGAATCCACCCACGCCGCCAGGGGATGCGCCTCATACGAACTCGACGTGCGCCGGCTCGGAGAGCATGTAGTTCACGACGCGATTGATGCCGTGGTACTGACAGTGGTGGCACGACCGCGCGTTGAAATCGCGACGCCTGGTTGTTGCAAACCACTCCGCAAACCGCTGCTCTCGCAGATCCCCGATTTCACCGTGCGGCGTGTACGCATTCGTGCAGCAGGTGTACACCTTCTGGTCGCCGCCTATGTAAGTTACGAACTGCTGATAGCCGCAGAACGAATAATCCGGCGCCGCCTGTCGCAAGTCCTCGACTCGGTTGTCGAAGAAGTCGATCACTCGAAAGCGCTCATCTTGCAGCGTACGTGCAGCCATGCGCTCGGCGTTGATCCATCCTTCGATGCCGTCGTAATAGCCTGCGCCGGCCTCAGAGAACATCGCCGAGACGCGAACGTAAGGGATGCCGTACCCCTTCGCAATCTCACAAGCGCGAACCAGCTCTCCGTAGTTTTCGCGTGTGATTACGAACCCGACACCTACCAGCGGCCCGCGCAGTTTCCCGACGGACTCAAGGTTTCGCATCACGGTCGGCCATGCCTTGCTCTGCCGGATGCGCTCGTACGTCTCTGCGGTGCCAGCATCTAGGCTCACGCGCAGCCACGTCAGCGCCTCGAGCATCGGGAACGCATTCAAGCGCACGCCGTTCGTCACCAGGGCGCACTGCAGCCCGAGCGAGAGCGCGTGCGCGATGATTTCAGCCCAATCCTTGTGCACCGTCGGTTCGCCGCCGCCCGTGAACTCGATCGCCTTGACGCCGATCGCAGCGCAGTCGTCAAGAATCTCTTTCGCCTTCGCCGTCGGGATGAACCGCGCCGGGTTGCCGCCGAAGTATTTCGACGTGAATCCGCCTTCCATCCTGTAAGCGCAGAAATGGCAGTTGTGGACGACTATGCCGTTTGCTTCGTAGGCTTCAATCGGCGGGCACGAGAAGTTGTAGACGCGCACTCGCCCGATGATCCGGCGAATCGAATCAATCGATCGAAGTTCCAAACCCCGCTCCAAGAGGATGCCTTCGAGCAGAAGTCGGTTATCACCGGCAGGAGCGTGTCTGGCAGTCGGTGTCGATAATCCTCCGGACAAAACACCACCAAGCATGCCCAGCCGCTTTTCGTGTAATGCTTGATCGCTGCCGCGCCGTACGATTCCGGCGTCCTGTCCTCTACCGTTCCGCCGTTGAAAATTCCACGGGTCGTTACTTCGATGATCTTCTTCTGGCCGATTACCCGAAAGTCGGGATTGCGCCGGTCGATCCAGAGTTTCCCCGTTCCGCGAAAACTGATCGGGATAGCCCGGTCCTTGCTCCAGCGCGAGAACCGTAGCTCCACTTTCGTCGGAGATTGCGCCAGCATGCGTGCGCGGTTCGCCTTCAGTGCCACCAACGGATCGCGCATCGGGTTGTTCGTACGCATGCGTTGCGAAATCCGCTCGCGAGCCGCGGCGGATATCACTCCGGTTCGTCCACGCAGCTGGTGATTCTTCAGATAATTCGCCCAGAATCTCCCTGCGCCCCAAAGGTGAGGCCGCACCGGTATCCCGCAACCGCAGAGACATAACGGCGCCGTGGCCTGCGGAGTCCGTGGACGCATAGATGCTTTCCAGGATTCGTACTCGGTCGGATTCGAACCTTTCCTGTGGCCGAGGATGTAGCGGCCCCACCGCTTGCGCCTTGGATTCCACTTCGGCGTCTGTCCGCATCCGCACGCGCACAACGGCGCTGTCCCTACCGGCGACGAGGTGCTGAGCCTCCTTCCATCCGTCTGCGGTGAGGAAGGGATGCTCGCCTGTTGCGCGGATGACTTTGTCACCGACTCGAATTTCGAAGACTTCATCTGCCCATCTGCTACCGATTGCCGTTACGCACACCGCCCGTCCGTTCGGCCCGATGACATCGTCTCCGGGACGTATCGCTTCTACTGGACGTTTCTCCAGTGGGCACTCTATTAGAGTTCCGGCCGGAAGGCAATTTTGGTTGCACAGGTCTGAAAGGATCATCTGCACATGCACCGGCGCGATGTCCTTGCCGGCGCGCAGATCGGCAATCCGATCGATATGCCACGCCGCCTTGAGCGACGAGAATTCGTTCATGTCAAATCCACACCTGCTTAACCCATCCGCCGGCTTCGTGCGGCCGCGGATGTCCGCCGAAACATACGACGGCGCATTCCGGCGGAACCGATTGCTGACACTGATCGAACTTGTACGATTGGAAGAATCCCGGCAGCGCTTCGTGAAGTTTCGGCAAGTTATCGAACGAGTCGCTGATAAATGCCTGGTCGCCCATGTATCGATCGCGAGCGTGCTGCGTGTGATAGTCGATCCAATACTCGGGCCGCTCCGCGAAGCGTTCGTAAACGTGCGGGAACGGACGCGTGAACCACATCGCGCCGCTATTGCCGACCGTCGTGTCGATCTTTTGCCTGATGTTCAGCATCGCGAACTCGAACGGGATCGTGGCGACCGCGTCGAGCTTGTTCACGATGACCGTGTCGAGATCAAGATACAGCGTCGGCCCTGTGATCACGCCCGGCCTGAACATTTCGATCTTCGACCACCAACCGCGCCAACCATGCACGAGCGGGATTCGCTCGCAGGGCACGTCGACGTCGCTCAAACAGACGAACCGGTGCGGAATCGTCAGATGTTTCGCGACGCCGTCGCGCAGCTTGCGGACATATTCCGGCGTGTAATCGCCTCCGGTTTTCAGTACGCAGAGCACGGTCAATTCGCCGAGCACGTTGCGCAACGCTTCCCCGCTCGCGATCTCCGGCAGCGTCCATTGTGAACCCGCCAAGCGCTCGAGCGCCTCGGTGCGGTCCGGTGTCTGCGGCCATTCGATATCACCGAGACGACGCCCTGCCGCAGATGCGCAGATCCAATCCTTCGCGGTGTAGATGACCGGCACGCCTTCGATCAGCGCCTTGACGCCGGCGACCGAGTTCCAGATCACGCACGCCCACGCGTTGCGCAGATCGTCTTCGATCGGAACGGCCGGCGCATTCACTTTCCAGTTCCCTGGATGCCACCGCACCCGAACTTTCCGGTCGCTCGATCTGCGCAACTCGGCGATCGTCGCCTCGATCCAGCCGTCCGGCTGCGGTTCCGACCCCGTCGGCAAGCCGCGGCTCGGACAGAGCAGAATGTGATCGCCCGTCTTTCGCCACGGCTTCACATCCACGCCAAGCCGCCGCCAGCGCTCCGGGGCGCGGCGCGCCGGCTGTCCTGCGCCGTTATGCCCGCCAAGACCGAGCGCCACGTAGGGCCCGCCCTGCGCGTCTCTCAAGTAGCCGTTCTCTGCGACGATGAATCGCGCACCCTTCGGATCTTTCGTTCGTCCGCCCCATACGACCGAAAGCGTCGTCGGTTCGTTGGTGTTGCTGACCTGATACCCGCACCCGCCGAGCCCCGAATGCAGCGCAGCATGTTCTGCCGGAAGCAAGTCGGACGGGACTAACAGCGCCGCGCCCTGAAGGGCGACAGACGCCTTGAAGACGGCCGCGGGCCGGTCGATGTGCAGCGCATCCTCGATCGAACGCCGCTCGAAGCATCCGATCGCGGTGCGTCTCGTCGCATTGATCACGCGCACGCCCTGCGCCCGTAGGTCAATTCCGAGCTGAATGAACCGCTGCGCCCAATCGCCTAGATCCGCCTTAAGGTTCGGCAGGCCGCCGTCGTGCTGACCGTGGTGATGCGTTTCCCCGTTAGGCCCGCGCTGCATGTCATAGCCGAGCAGGATGATTTCAGCGGCGCCCTCGTGGAAAACCGCATTGACGAGTTGATAGCCGCTGTTGCCGCCAAGGTGAACGCGTCCCGGCCTGAGACATAAGCCCGGTCCGTCGACGCCTTCAAATTGCTTGGCACCGGTAATGTCCGGGTGCGCGGTCCAGCGCTCGCCCGTAAAGTCTCGCTCGACCTCCGCGCCGTACTGTGTCCACCATCTCAAATCCTGCGCATAGACCGCATCGGCCCATAGCGCTTTGCGAAACGTCGTGCCGACTACGCAGACGCGTCTCCTGGCGGAGTCCTGCTCACGCCACGCCTTGACGGCCTCGAAGTCTGAATCGTGGACGCTTGGGCCGCTTGCGATGCAGACGACGGTTGACCCGGGCCATCGTCCGAGCCTTTTCCCGCAAGCGCCTTCGGGTTCAATGTCGGGCGGAACCGAACGAGACCTGCGCGCTCGAGATCCTGCGCGATTGACTCGGGCAGCAACATCGCCTGCTGCGCGCGCAGCCTGTACCGACCGTGCACGAAGCTTCTTAGCGGGACAATCTGAACGTCAGCCATCCGTATAACCTCCAGACGAAAACGCCCGCCAGACTTCTCCTGGCGGGCCGCGCTTGCAAGTCGTTACGACGCCACGAGGTTCGTGTTATTCACGAACGCAGAAGGCCGGTAAACGGCCAGCGCCAGTCTTTCCTCGATGCGAACCGTGATGATGTTGCGCACAAAGTCGTCCTCGTTCTGCGTCGCGATCACGACGTTCGCGTCCTCGCGATCGAAGATCTGAGCGCCCAGCATGAACGCGCCGACCAACGCGGTGTCCTGCGTCATCGCTTGCGTCGCAACGACTGGACGGCCCCACAGCATGGGCATTGCCACCGCTTGCGGGTTCGCGAAGATGTAAGCGCCGGTCGTGTCCTTCGTCAACTCGATCGCGGTCCAGTCCGCCGGGTGCAGCATGATCGCGGTCGCAGGATATTCGGCGAGCTCGGCCTGCAGAAGCATGAGCCGCAGGATGTCCATCTTGCGCGGGGCGCCCGGCAGCACGATCGGCGCTGAAAACGCGGTCGCCTGCGTGTAGATGCCGTTCAGGTTGTTGCCGACGCCAGAACCCGAGAGTAGCTGCGTTTCTTCGACAAGCTTCAGCCCGTAGCGACCGCGCGCGTCAATCTGCGACTGCAGCCCGACGAAATCGTCAAGGATCTGCTTCGATGCCTTAAAGAAGTGTGCGATCGTAATCACCGGCGCCTGCGTCAGTTCGTACGTCAGCGCCGATTGCGGCTTCTTGTCGGTTTCAGAAACGCTCGCCGCGTTGTTGGTGAATCCGCTCTCCCGCACGAACTGCACCATGTTCGACGACGTGCGACCCGGCGTGATCATGTCGCGCACGGTGAGTCGGCGCTGCGTGCCAGGAATGACGCCAGGTTGATTGTCCGGCGGCACGCCGACGGTGGTCGTGTCCGTCGTTGGCGTGCTAATCATTGTCGCGTGCACCGCCGAGGTCGGGACCTTCATCACAAAGCCAGCGGTCTGAGCGCGCGCACCGCCGTCCTTGATCCACTTCTGGAAATCATCGCTCTCGACGACGAGCTGACCGACGCTCTGTGCCTTCGGCTTTTCCTGGTCTTTGGCGCGGTCAACCTTCTGCTCGATTTCCTGCTGGCGCGCCTGGAGTTCGCCCTGCTTGACGAGCATTTCGTCGATTTTCTCTTGCTGCGCCTTCGACATGGCGATGCCGCGGTTCGCCTCGGCGAGCGCCTTCTCGCCCGCTTCCTTGACGTCCTGACCGATCTTGTCGAGCGCTGCCTTTACGGCATCGCGCAGCTTGTCGAAGTCCGCCGCGGCCACGCCCTCGGCCATGAGCACACCGGAGATCGTCTGCGGATCCGTGATCACGGCATGGGCCGCGACCGGGTCGATGCCTGCGAACAGCGCGAGCGCGCCAACGATGGCGAACGTCGCGATCCAGAAAACCCGTAGAGTCGATTTCATTGCTGAATTTCCTTTTCAAGAGAAAATGATTTGAGGTCTGACAAGAGCGACGTCATGGCAGCGCTCGGCGTACCATCATCGGCAGCGCTTGGCGTGCCGGCGCCGGCAGCGCGAGGCGTACCGGCATTGCCACCGGAAGCGCGAAGCATTCCGGCCTTGAAGTCTTGAACCATTGCGCGACGCTCACCGCGCGGGATCCCCGCCTTCGCCATAAGCGTGTCGATCGTGTGCTGCGCGCTGCGCTCGGCGCGCGACTGTGCATCCTTGCTTTCTGCGACCTGATCAGCCGCCAAGAGCGAATCGGCCCAACCCTCGTCGACAGCGGCGCTGCCATTGATCCAGGTCTCGGCGTCCATCTTCTTCTGCACCGCGCGCATATCGAGCCCAGTGCGCGCCATGTAGATGTCCGCAATCGCGAGATCGAACGGCTCGAGCCAATCGGCGATGTCGCGCAGATCGTGACGGTTGCCGAGCGCGACGACCCATCCGTTGTGCACCATGAAAAATCCAGCGCGCGCGATCTGGATCTCGTCACCCGCCATGGCGATGATGGACGCAGCCGAGGCCGCCAGGCCGAGCACCTTGACCGTGACCTGGCGGTTGTGCTCGCGCAGCAGGTTGTAAATCGCGAGCCCTTCGAAGAGGTCACCGCCCGGCGAGTTGATATTGACGACGACGTCTTGGTCACCGATCGAGCGCAACGCCGCGGCGATCCGCTTGGCCGTCACGCCTTCGCCGGTCCACATATCCACACCGATCGGGTCAAGGATCGATATCGTGTTGTCGGCCTTCACCGTCGCCGAAAGATTGGGCGCCCAGCGCTCTCGCGCCTGCGGCGTCACGTCCCACTGCAGACCGGGCAATGATTCGAACGTGCGCGCCTGCGGCATCGAATGCTTGTTTCCCATCATTCATCCTTTGCGGACGGTTGAATTCCGAGCCATGCAACGAATGCATCGCGAGCCGCAGTGTCCGCCGCGGCCGGTTGCTTGCCGAGTTGGTCCAGCGGCAAGAGGTTAGATTGGACTGTGAGCACGTCGCCGCCCGGCATCGGCGGATCGTTTTCCAGCCTGCGTATCTCGTTTCTCGTTTTTAGGCCGTTCTGCGCCATCGTCGAATACCAAGTCCCGCGAGACGCCGAATCCCCGCGCAGCAACCCCTCAAGGTTCCACTCGGCGAAGTAGGTCTGCCGTTCGGTCGGCGTCAGCAGCGACTTGCGGATCGCCTGCTCGATGCGCACGCACCATTTGCGCAGCGCAAGCGATATGAACCAGAGCATCTTCTGCTCCAGACCCGTGCCCCAATTCGAATCCTTGCCGCCGTGCCCGACGATTGCGGGATCCAGACCGAACCAGCGGCAGATCTCTTCGACGTTCCACGAGCGCGACTGCAGCAGCTCGGCGTCGTGCGGGTTGAACTTCAGCGACTCATAGCCCGTGCCCGCCTCGAGCACGTACACGCCGCCGGTTTCTGATACGTGCTTGATGTGTCCGCGCAGCAGTTCACGCTGCGGGGCTGTGATGCCTTTCTGCACTCCGGTGACTATCCCGGTCGCGCGGTTCGCTTGGGCGAACGTCTCTGCGCTCGCGCGGTCCGTATCGATCGCGGTGCCGAAGACGTTCGCGCCAAACTGGACCGCGGACAATCCCATGATGCCGTCCAGGGAGAACGCCGGAATGTGCATCATGCTCGCTGCCGGGATCAGGCGCTCGCCGCCGGTCTCGCCGACGTAGCGATACTCAAGACCACCGCTATCGAGACGCCTTACATTCATCCTGTGCGGTAACAGGAAATTGAGCGCTGAGACCACGCCAGCGGTCCGCCGGATCTCGACGAACGCGTTGCCCCATAGGAGCATCGATGCGATAACCACCTGCCAGAACGCGGCCGCCGTCATGTCCGCGTTCGGCTGGCTGTGCAGCAAGTTGTAAAGATTGTGCGTTGTCGCCGGGTCGCGCGATCCGTCCGATTGCCTGCGGTAGAACCCGAGCGGCAACGTCGCCAGCGTCTCGGCCAGCAACCGCACACACGCCCACACCGTCGACAACTTCAGTGCGTCATCGACCCGGACGGCTTTGCCGGTAAAGTTGCTCGCGCCGAAC